TTCCTTTCGGAAACATATCGAAAGGAATCAAATCTTCTTTCAGTGTAGCCTTAATCACTCGCTCATCACCATCTTTTTTGGTGAATGTGATTGTCACAACACCTTCTTGCAATATGGCTCGAAGCCATGTCTTTTCTTTTTCACTCTTAAATTCAAATGCATCATTCATAAACATCTCCATTACGATTCAGACAAGTACATCTTAACAGATTCCTTGTAGTTTGTCAAGTACTCTTCTATCCAATTGGGCGAAGTATTGGTCTTTCTTAGAATGCAACCATAAATGCTCATATCAGATAGATTTTTGGCATAGACAATTGGGTCACTGAAGACTGCCTCAAAGTTTTCATCAAGCATCGGCACATTTTCTTCATTGGCTTTGAATAAGATTACATGATACAAGTCACCAAAATCATTGCCCTTAACCTTCAACCCTCTAGTCTCAGTATTGTTGAATGTGAAATACTGGAACTGTGTAGAATCATCATCCTCAGGGTCAGGTACAAAATAGAATCCATCATAATCGGCAGGCTTAGGATGTAATGCCATACAACTCCTTTTTGAAATGTTGTTTGTTTTTTGGGCGTGAGTACATTTTCTCGCTCAACTCTACTCGTTGGCGATATTTAGGTGTGCGTAAATCTTTTGCAACTAGGTTGCGAGGTTTCAGTGAAAGTTTTATAGTGTGTGCCATGGCTCACTTAATGCAGTAAATTGTTTCATTGTGTGTACTATAACACACAATATGTGGATTGTCAAGCACAAAAAAAAGTGTTGTTTTTACGCAACACTTTTCTGAAATACGGCTGAAGACTAACTATTTTGAATTCACACGATGTATCTTATTGGCATCTAATTTATCACAAACAAAATTTATAAAAGTCACTGCATCATTTTCTTCATTGAAATATCTGACGAAAGTTTGTCCTGTATGCCTAGATGTAAACACCAATAAAATATTCTCATCTCTGTAGATGGAGAATTTTATGATCCAACCGTGTCGAATGGTTGGATCCCAAGTTTTCAATGTCTTACGAATATCCTGTTGAAGAATTTTTCGATAGATAACTGATAGAGGTTCTTTCTGCATACTATTATGTATGAAAAGCGAAACCTCTACTTAACCATGTTATGCCTTTGAAGTTTTAGAATATTTTGACAATGAATCTAAAATTTGGTTAGTCACTTCTTGGTTAGTCTTTACGATTTGATTAACAAAATCGGTTTGTTTGTCGATAAAAGCATTTAGAGGTTTTTGTAATTCTTTATCTGTGATGTAAGTATTGACAAAGTATTTTTTTGCACCTTGAACGGTTTCAATGAATGTATCTACTGCGAACATATTTTTCTCCTAAGACGATTAATTAATGGGCGCCTCACAATTGAGCACCTATATCATTATATAGTAATCCATTGTGCAATGCAACATGAAATCAGCTAATTTTATCTTCGTATTGCAATTTTGCCATGATGTAGTCTTTCACCAATGATGAACGAACAATGTCATCTGCGGTAAACTCAATTCTAGTGAATGCCTTCATGTGCATGGCAATGTCAAAGAATTTAAGAATGCCTGATACATCATTCTTCTTCTTGTTCAAGTCTGTTTGTCGATAGTCACCACACCAAATGATTTTTGAACGATACCCGACTCGTGTCATAACGGTATCAATTTCTTCAAAGGTCATGTTCTGCATCTCATCTACAATAATGATAGCGTCATCGAATGACATACCACGAATGAATGAAGTGCTGATGAACTCTATATGGTGCTGTTCTTCTAGTCTGTCCCATGCATCACGGCGACCGAATAGTGTCTCACAGATTTGTCTGTATGGTTGCTGATAGATTTCCATCTTTTCGTTTACATCACCTGGAAGGTGACCTATCTCACGGCTTTGCACCGCTGAACGAACTACAATGATTTTGGTAAATGGATTTGATTTGTCTAGTACTTCTTCAATTGCTTTATATAATGCACAGAATGTTTTTCCTGTACCTGCAACACCATGTAGTGCTACAAAATAATCACCTCTTCGATATGCATCAAAAAATATCTTTTGATTCTCTGTTAATGGGGTAAATGTTTTTAAGTCATCAATTCTAATTTTTAGTTGGTTAGTTGTTTTGAATTGATTGGTTGTTTTGGCCGCTGTCGATTCATTGTTTGCTGTTGGTTTTCGTGCCATCGATTTTTCCTATTACATGAGATTTGTGAATTTTACAAGTGACCCATGAGTTATAGTAAGACTCACTCAAAAGAGCGGAACGATTGAAGATTTCAAAAGTCTCCATATAACTGCATTCGGACCTTGATTTGCATAGATGTAGAATTTCCCTCCTGTATTTTTCTTTACCATGAACTACAATTTCTTCAACTAAAACTTTATTAGAACCCCAATAGTCTTCCCATCCAGAGCCGACTCTTGACCTTTTCTTTTTGCCTTTTAGCTGAGTTGTTTTTGCTTTTGTGAAATACTTTCGACCTATATACTTTCGATTATTATCAGTGTTCGTAATCAGGTATACGAACCCATAGAAACCTTCAGTTTGTTCTGATGTAAATAGATTGCCATTATATGTCCACTCATTCGTTATCGTCATCATCTGTTAAAGTATCGTCATCCTCAATAATGTATTCGCCGCAAAATGGGCAGTAATGAGGGTCATCCTCAGTTTCTGTCTCAACATATGAAATTTTAAAACTGGAATTGCAGTTTTCGCAAGTGTGTTTTAACTGCATACTTTCTCCTTATAAATATACTTATATCTCTTAATTAAAGGACTCTTCATGGACCTAGTTGAACTTCTCAAGCGTGTGCAAGCAAATACTTTTGCTATGTATCTCAAAACTCATAATTATCATTGGAATGTTGAAGGTATGTTCTTTGCACAATTTCACGACTTCTTTGCTAATTTATACAATGAACTTTTTCTTGCTGTAGATGTAGTCGCTGAATTGATTCGTAGCCAAGATGCATATGCTCCTGGTTCACTTAGTAGATTTGCAGAACTTTCATCTGTCCAAGATGAAAATGTAGTACCACCGGCCCGTGACATGGTTATGAAATTAGTTGCTGATAATGACATTGTGAGAGCATCTTTGTATGATGCATACAATGCCGCTAATGCCGCTAATGAACAAGGTGTTGCAAATGCTTTGCAAGATAGAATCACTGCACATGATAATCATGGATGGATGCTTCGCTCATTCTTGAAACAATTGTAATTATCAGTTGCACCACGACTGTTTGGCTTCACCGTAATACTCACGGGCAAACCCATTTTGAATGAGCATTTCTCGAAGTGATTTGCCATCTAAAATAACATCACCCAATACACGACCACCATACTTGTCCCAGTCCATGAGTATGACTTGTCGTTTAGTTGATGCATTAACTTGAGTCTTTGTAAATAATGATGCGGCTTCACCTTTAGAAGCCTCTGAGGGGCATTGTGCCCTGTGACCTTTTTCTGGTGTATCAACACCAAACACTCGTATTGACAATTCCTTTTTAAGGGGTTCTGGCAAAAAGTTTGCTTGAAATGCTACTGTATCGCCATCAATCACACGGGTTATAACCGCATCATATGTAACACCTGCCTTCTGCTTACCTTGAGCAATTGCACTAGTGTTTAAGCCACACACTAATAAAATGAAGGCGAAGTATAATGTAATTTTTTTCATTTGTTATTTCCAATATTTTGAATAGTCTATGTTGTTCCAATATTTCTCATTGTTTCTGTTCCAGAAGTTTTTTATGAGATACCACACCATACCAAAGTATCCCATCCTCTGAAATCTTCTGCTGTCTTGTCCAAAGTAGTGTTTGACTAACTTGAATTTCTTTACATCATATTTTTTTGATAGAAAGAAATCTTCACTGGTGCCATACTTTTCTGAAAAACCGCCAAGCTGTTCAAATTTATCTCGGCGTGTTAACATGAATGCACCAACAGCAAATGGGACTTTGCGACTCATAATCTTATTCACACCATTGAACAGCATGAATCCAATCTGCGCCCTTTTATCACCATCGTAACACTTTATGTATGTGCCAATTAAATCTAGATTTTTTGTCTCCAACTCTTGCACACAATCAGATATAATTGTATCCGAGAAGAATCTCACATCACTATCAATGAATAGAATGTATGGAGTGGTAGCAAGTCTAGCACCATTGTTTTTTGCAATAGAGACTGGACCACCATCGATAACCTCTACATTCAATTTCAAATCTTCTTTGTAAAAATTGATGACTTCTCTTGTATCATCAGTAGAACAATCAGCAATGATAATTCTTGTGTCACCAATGTTTTGTTTCTTCAGATGATACAACAAATGAAAAATATACGATTCTTCATTTTTACATGGAACAACGATTGTAATTTTATCTTGTAACATTATCAGTCTCCTGTGTCCATGTAATTATCTCCCAACGACCATCGTGATGTTCTACAAGTGCTGTACAACTTTCAACCCAATCACCATCATTCATGTACATCACACCATTAATCTCTTTTATCTCTGCATGATGTATGTGACCACATATCACACCATCATAACCTTTTTTCTTGCAATAGTTTGCTAAGTTTTCTTCAAACTTAAAAATGAAGTCTACTGCTTTTTTGACTTTGTGTTTAAGATACTTGCTAAGGCTAAAGTACCCAAAACCCATACGGCGCCGAATCCAATTATATTTATTGTTGAGTCCAAGAACGAAATCATATGCTTTATCTCCTAAGAATGTTATCCATGGCGCCAGTCTTGTGATGCCATCGAAGAGGTCACCATGTGTGACCAGATAGTGTTTACCATCAGCACCGATATGTTCTATTTGATTATGTATCTCAACCAGACCGAAACTGAAACCATATGGTATCATTGGTCTTAGGAATTCATCATGGTTGCCAGCAACATAGACTACTCTTGTGCCTCGTTTAGCATGACCAAGCACACGGCGAACAACATTTGTGTGACTCTGTTTCCAACGCCACTTGTTCTGTTGAATTCGCCATGCATCAATGATATCACCCACAAGATATAATGTCTCGCAGGTGTTATTCTTTAAAAAATTGTTGAGTTGCTCTGCTTTACAATCTCTAGTTCCCAAATGCACATCACTAATAAAAATACTGCGATATGTTTTGTTCATTTCAGTTATTCATACATCACGGTATCTGAATCACCAATTGCCCATTTTGGATTTTGCTCTACAACATATTTTTTTGTACAGACTTTAAAATCTGGAAACAGCATTTGTTTTGGATTGCTTGCGGCATCAAGCCATATGCAACGATTGTTTGGCTGTGCCGCATACTGTCCGTTGTCTAATTCAAGAAAGTTATATGATTTGTGGTCTTCTGGATTTTCGCTATCGCCCATATCAAGGTATTCATCTGATGCACAATTGTCAACAGTGAACATGTAGTTACCCTGATACCATTGTTTATTCTTAGCGTAAAACTTACCGCTCAGATTCATTAAAAATGATTTTTGTATTACAGTGAGGTCATACGATAAACAATCCCATATTTGCAAATGGTCTAGAGGTAAAAATTTATCTCTATCTAAATTGTGATTTCTGCTTACATATGCTTCTAATGGAAGTTTATCGTATAATGCTCCATACTCAGGCAAGTATGATTCGATAAAGAATGCTCTACGACTCATCGATTTGATTGACACCCAAATACAAGGTACATATTCACCAAAGCCTGATTCAAAATTATAAAGAAATTCTTTTCTTATGTAACATCTATTTCTTGGTGCGTTTGCTACTAAAAAACTCATTTGTTATTTTCCTATACTGAAAAACTACTTCCGCAACCGCATGTTGATTGTGCATTTGGATTAGTTATTTTAAATTCTGATCCTTGTAGGTCTTCTTTGTAATCTATGCTTGCACCCTGCAAATACTGCATACTCATAGCATCCACTAATACTCTAAATTCGTCAAGAGGTATTTCAAAGTCATCTTCATTCATTATTTCATCAAATGTAAATCCATAACTCATTCCACTACATCCACCACCCTGCACGAATGTTCTTAAACATAAATCTGGATTACCTTCTTCAGCAAGAAGATCCAATATTTTTGTCTTTGCTGATTCTGTTATTGTTATCATATTCGAAAACTTTCTCCGCAACCACATCGGTCTTTTTCGTTTGGATTGATAAAATCAAACCCCTCATTGAGTCCATTACGAATCCAATCCATTGTTAATCCTTTTAGATATGCATCACTCTTCATATCTACAAGAACAACAAAATCTTTTTGTGCATAATTAATTACACCAACTTCATTATCATATGCGTCAACATATTCCATCGTATATGCAAGTCCACTACAACCAGTAGTCCTTACACCAAGTCGAATACCAACTCCTTTACCTCGTTTTAGAAGTTGATATTTAACTTTGTCGTATGCTTTTTCAGTTAATGTAATCATGTTTTTTTCTATAATCTTCTACTGCGGCTTTAATAGCATCTTCTGCAAGTATACTACAATGTATTTTAACCGGTGGTAAAGCAAGTTCTTCAGCAATTTGTGAATTAGATATTTTTCCTGCTTCGTCAAGTGTTCTGCCCTTGACCCACTCTGTGATGAGACTTGAACTTGCAATTGCACTTCCACATCCGTATGTTTTAAATTTAGCATCAGTAATAATTCCATCTTCAACTTTAATTTGAAGTTTCATTACATCACCACAAGCAGGCGCACCTACCATACCAGTGCCAACTGTTGGATCGTTTTTATCTAGAGAACCAACATTTCGTGGATTCTCATAGTGTTCAATAACCAGATTAGAATATGGCATTATGCCGCCTTAGCCCAAACATCATCTCCCCAACTACCAGACAAAGCACCTTTAGCATAGTCAGTCACTCTATTCTCAAAGAAGTTTCCGTGAATAGGTGCATTAATCATTTCTTCGACCCATGGTAGTGGATTTCTTTTTACTTTAAAAATACCTTTAAGACCAAGAGATATCAATCGTCTATCAGCAATATAACGAATATACTTCTTAACATCTTCGCTTGATAAACCTTCCATAGCGCCCATAGAAAAAGCAAGGTCAATAAACTTATCTTCTAACTCGACCATTCTTTCTGCAATAGAATAGATGCGCCCTTTGAGGTCATCGTTCCATATCTCTTTGTTCTCTTCTATGTATGTACGGAACAATTTAATCATGTTCTCAGCATGTAGTGTTTCATCTACAATAGACCATGTAACGATTTGACCCATACCTTTCATCTTACCTGTTCTTGGGAAATTCAACAGCATGATGAAAGATGAGAACAACTGCATCCCTTCAGTGAAAGCACTGAACACGGCGATATGGGTTGCAGTGTTCTCTTTAGTTGTATTCTGTGCAGACAAGTCCATGACATAATCATGTTTGGCTCTCATTGCCTCATACTCAAGAAACTGATTGTATGTTGTTTCTGGTAGACCAAGTGTCTCAATCAAATGTGAGTATGCGGCAATGTGCAAGGCTTCACGAGCCGCAAAGCCCAACAGCATCATACGAACTTCTGGTTGTGGAAAGTATGGTAGATAGTTTGTTACATAACCACCAGCAACATCAATGTCGCCTTGAGTAAAGAATCTAAAGATGTGTGTTAGAAATTGTTTCTCTTCTTTTGATAACTTATTCTTCCAATCTTTAACATCTTCTGCCATTGGCACTTCTGTGTGTAACCAATGTGATTGTTCATGTTTCAACCATGCATCATATGCCCATGGATAGTTGAAAGGTTTAAAACTTGTTCTCTCTTCTGATAGATTGCTTTTTCTTTTGCTCATTGTGCCCACTCTTGTAATTCGTTAACTGTTTTTGATCCGATTAATCTTTTGATTTCTATATTTTCATCTAACATAACTAATGTCGGCACACTACGAATGCCATATTCTCTTGCCAAATTATCATGCACATCAATATCAACAACTTCGATAGGTAAATTTAAACCTGCACTTTCTAAATTCATTGCCAACGATTTGCATGGTCCACACCATGATGCCGTAAATCTTAAAATTCTTTTCATCTATCTCTCCATTAATTCGTTTACAAAATCCAACAACAAGGTGTGATGAACACCTTGGTGATATTTTCCTTTTAACCAACTGTAACTATCGTACCAGAATTGTTCACTCTCAGGATGACAACCAATTAATCCTATACGATTTTGTATAATAGCCATGTTATCACCATTACTATATGTTGCAAAGGTTTGGTATGGTGAGTTTTCATTACCAACTAAAGCACAACCATCATAGAAGAACATATTGTATGGTTGATTTTTCCACATAACAGGCATATTCTTTGCATGAGGTCTTTTTGTGCAAGTATTAGGTCGTTTAATATACTGTATTGTATCTATTTTGTCAAGTATGTTGAAGTAATCTTTACCTGCCCAATATGCACCCATACAGATACCAAGATACTTACCACCTCTTGTCACAAAATCAACGACCACATCTTTATTGTTTTTCAAGATGGTGTCGTATGAATCCGAATCACCGAAACCACCAGGAAATGCAACCATCTCAACATCATCAAAAAAACCTTCTTCAACTTCATTCTTTGAAAACAGTTTGAAGTTGTAATTTCCTGATAATGCTTTCATCACCCCATTGGATGATTGTACGGAACACTTTGGATCACATACAAATAAAGCAATCGTTTTCATTTATCCCTCACAGGCTAAACAAACATCCTCACTCGCTAACTGTTTCAAATCAATTTCTTCAATCACATTTCTTTCGATTCTTTTTGATACTTTATCTGCCTTAGCTAATTTCTCAGAACGGCAGTAGTACATAGTTTTCAATCCTTGTTTCCATGCTTGAAAGTGTACTGCATGAAGATACTTCACATTTACATCAGGTCTAAAGAATACATTCAATGATTGTGCTTGGTCAATAAATTCTTGTCTATCAGCCGCATGTTGAATGACCCATCGTTGGTCAATCTCCATGCCTGTTTTGAACACATCTTTCTGCCATTCATCAAGTATATCTAGGTGTTGGCATGAACCATCGTTAGCAATGATTGATGACCAAACATCATTATATTCTGTTTCAGTTTGTGTAAGGCCTTTAATAATTCTATCCAACCATTTGTTTTTATTCAATGATGCACCACTCAAGGTGTCTTGTCTGTAAGCATTTGCTCTATACGGTTCAATGGAAGGAGAAGTATTACCCATAATGATAGAACTTGAAGCATTAGGAGCAATGGCGAGCATATGACTAAAACGCTTCCCAGTACCCACGGCGTCAGGTGCTTCACCCCTTTCAGAACCCAATTGTAAATTCGCTTCATCTAGTTTACCTCTGATGTGTTGGAACATTTGTTTGTTTCTTCCCACTGCCATTGCTGATTCCCATGGGAAGTTATTTCTCTGTAAGTAAGCATGAAAGCCTAATGCACCAATACCAATACTACGCTCACGCATAGCAGAATACTTTGCTCTTGCGACAGGCTCAGGAGCATTATCAATAAAATACTGAAGAACATTGTCCAACATCTCTGCAATATCACGCAAAAATAATGGTTCGTTTTTCCACTCATCATAATACTCTAA